GAGTACCAGAATTTGTGCCAGATAATGTTCTATTCCCTCCAAGCGTTACTGAATGATGACAGGCTGTATCGAAATCTACTGTTATTGTTGACCCATCAGAAAGGGCTGTGATATTAGCTGCTGCTCCTCCTGTAAGTGATATTCCTCCAGATTCAGTCTCTAATTTTTTTACATTATTATGGTAAAGATCAACTCCTCCATTCGCAGTTGCTACTAAATAAACCTCATCAGCCGTATTTTGTTTTAATTTAAGTGTATCCCCTTTTACTACTAGTTCTCCTGTTGTATTAGCAACAGTAGAATCTGTTCCATCATGGCTTAAAGTTAAATCTCCACCAGTTCCAAATTTAGCTGACGCATTATCAGCAAACTCAAGAGCGTTTTCTGACCTGTCAAAAACAACGTCTCTTCCAGCGGTAGCACCATCAAAAGTTACATCTTCTTGAAATATATTTGTTGAAGTGAAAGTATTAGCTGCCGACAATCCAGCATGACCAAAGTTTGTAAGGCTTACATCACCCAACGTAATCGCTGCATTATTAGCTGCGTTTTGTATTTTTAAAGTATTACCATCAACAAAATAAGAATACGCACCAACACCAATAGAAGGTGTGCCAGAACCTTGATTTAATGTAGATAAAGCTGCAATTATTTGATTTAACTTTGTACGAACAACAAGACCAGTACCATTATCAACTGTAAAGCCAGATCCCCCAGTATTATCAACTCTTGCCATTAGCTTTAACTGTTTTTTTTAAGTATATCCTAAATTTTAACCTTTACCAAAACCAATGGCAGTAAAGTTAAAGTTTCTATCAACAGAACTTCCAGAACTATTTTTGAAATGAACAGTAAAACCTGTCGAAGCAATACTTGTTAATTCAAAGAAGTCACCAGAAGCCATATTAAATGCTGTGATTCCAATAGCTGGTGGGTTAGAGTTTGCACCTAATAATGCACTTGTACCTGTGAAAAATGGATGATCAAATGTTACAGATTTTGCTCCTGCACCTGATGCAATCGTTGTTGTGCTTTGTTCTGTTCTTCTTTGAAATTCTGCAAAATATCCAAGCTGACTGACTCTTATATCCTGGTTTGTATCTTGTGTTGATAACACACATTTAAATTTAAATGTCCTACCTTTAAATGTTCCATTGGCAAACTTTTGAAAATTTGAGTAGCTACTGCCATCCTGAGAGGTCTGTACAAAAACTTCAGCATTTGTATCAACACTTGAAGCACCATCAAAATCCTGTCTTGCATCAATATCTGTAACTGAATCAATTAAATCAGAAGAATATACAGAATCAGTCTGAATAAGTTTTCTAAGATCAAGACTGAATACAGCACCTAAATCCAAAGTTTCGTTAAATAAATATGTTCCAGTTGTTGAAACACCGCCAATATCATCAATCGAAGTTTCAGAATCAATATCAGTACTGTCATCAAAATTACCTGTACCAGCCAAACTGATTGAATTTGTACCAGAATCAAAACCAATGTTAGTTTTTGATCCTTGAAATTTAGGACTGTCTAAATCCTCTCTTCTTGTTTGTACTAAAAGTTTTGGTTGTGCTTCAGGTAAATCTATAACGATACTTGTTTCACCTGTACTGAATCTATCTCCATCGTCTTGTGTCTTGAGAATATACTCACCTTCCAAAAGTGGAACCATTTTTTCTGTTGATGCCCCACTCAAAGCGAATACTAAATCTGTTGCATCTTGAAAAGTACCAGTTCCATCGGTTTTGGGAGAATGTCTGACATGAATACGACCACCTGCTCTTACATCTACATCTGAGACAGCATCCCACCTAAGTCTTATCTCCTTATCTGAAATAGGTTCATACGTTAAATTTGTAATATCAGATGGCGGTGCTGTCTTACCAACAGCATTGAAGGTCAGATTAGTAGAAGTTGCACTTAACTGTAACGCAGCATTAAAACTAAATACCTGTATTTCGTATGTTCCAATATCAGTATTTAAAATTTCAAAATCTGGACTGGAAACAGTTGTAGAAAGATAATTACCATTGTTAAATCTATAGTTCACCTGATATTGAGTAACACCTGTAACTGGTTGCCAACTAATGATTAATTTTGATACAGCATTATTGTTGATAACAACAATTTTTTCCTCTGCCTGTAAACCAACAGGAGGATTTTTTAATTCATTTAAAAGGCTTACAGTTCTAGTAGCAAGAGAAGATCCATCTTCAATAAAACTATACTTACCATCTTTATAAGATAAAGCAGTAACCACATAGTTAATACCATCCTGTTCTTCTACATTTATCACTCTGAATAATTGTGATGAAATAGTTGTATTAGAAATCATCCAAACAGTATTTACATTTGGTGTCTGAGAAAAAGCACTTGATACTGTTACAACACCACTGGATATACTGCTTATATCTTTAGTTTCAATCGTTCCATTAGGAAAGATTACAGAGAGTTTTGGACTATTTGTTGTTGGTAGGTCAGTGGCATCTGTATCGTCAACTGTCATAACAGTTGTAGATGCAACGGCTTTTAATCTTCCTGATCTTCTTACCCCTGCTCTTACTGGATCGTTTATTTCAATAACACTTCCTGGTCTACATATCGCACCACTATCAATGGAAGTTGTAAATGTAACTACTTCAGATTCATTATTTTCACTAAAAAGTATTGCACGACCCAGTCTTGCGGCCTGTGCTCTTGAAGTACACGCAAATGCTTTCACCTGCTTAACAACTGTACCTATCTTTGTTATCAAGGCACTATCTTCTACAACTTCAAAATCCACCTCCTGTGAATCCATATTGAAGTAAGACACAGAAACAACACTATGTCTCGCTTTAAGACTACTGCCAGAATAGTTAAATCCCTCTTCAGTAACATTGGCAAGACTGAATAGATATGAACTGTCCTTTGGACTATCCTGTGCAAGTTCTATTGATCCAGCAGACCATATCGGAACACAACGCATGACTCCTGCCAGTTCATTAATCAGATTAAATGCTTCATTACTGTTCTGGATATTTACATTGCAGCTAAATCTGGCTTCCTGTCCTCCAAATCCGTCATCAACTAAAGTATTAGCAAATTTACTTGCAGTAACAAAAGAAAATAGATCAAGAGAACTATCTGTTATATGATCTCCAAATCCATATCGAGTATCTGTCAGAATATCAAGAAGTATCATCGCAGGGCATGAACACCATGTAGCAGCACCCATAACACCATTAAAAATATATCCATCGGGATAAATAATACGACCAGTTGCAGAATCAATACTTGGTGTGCCAGATCCACTAGCACCTGCGCCAGGAATCCTTACTTTTATTCCTCTTATACGATATTTTCTCGATGGAATAGAACTGAACTGTTGAGAATCAAGCCTTAATGACGCATATGCACTGTTTAAATATGTTTGTTTATCATCAATAATTTCAGTAAAACTTGTAAATTGAAAAGCATTTACTGTGCTGGCAGAAGAAGCATCAGCAGTAACCCTTACAACTTTTACATCAACAGGAAAAGAACCAGTAAGATTTACACGATATTCTTTCTGGTAGGCATCAGCGGTACGACCAGTAACAGTATCATCTATTAAAGTTGTAAATCCACCACCATTGTATTGAATTTGAATCTGAAGATTAACAGAACTACCAAGTAAATCACCAGAATTAGTGGCAACCTGTATCTGAGGAAAAGTTACTGTTACCTTCACAGCATCAATATCAGAGTTGGATATTGTTCTGGTTACAGGAGTAGAGTTTGTAACTGTTACACCTACAGCATTTATCGACTCACTACTTTCTATACCACTGATATGTTCTTGATTTGACGTTCCAAATCTTGGTGTGAAAGTTACATCTTGGAAATTAAAATCTGTACTGGCAGGACTTGTATTGCTGGCACTGGATTGCAAAATAGCTGTATCATTTAAAAATATATCTTTTAAAGCAGCGTTGTTATATGCAGTTGTACCTTTTGTTAATCCAGCTTTGGAGGCAGTAGCAAAACCTTCGATTTCTCCTTCTGATATTAAGTCAAGTAAAGTGGCAAACTGACGGCTATGTAAAGTATCAGGAGTTCTAGTTGGTTGTGGTGGAGCAGATGGAGGAGGAGCACCACCAGCACCTCTAATAATTTTAGGATCCTTTGTCATGCTCTCACCTGTTCAGTATCAACACCTGCACTTATTACAACACTTCCTGTAAATATTTCACCATAAACAACTGGAACGGGAGTACCTGCTCTTGATGTGTTTTGTAAACCACTAAATTTGAATGATATTCTGGGGTCTTGTTCAGAAGAAAAATCAGGAGATTTTGGTAATGGAGTTAACATTTGAGAAACACCTCCAAGAGCTAATAAAGCACCTGTAGTACCAGCTACTGTTGATAAAGCAACAGGAGCACTTAAACCAAAGGTTCCTATAGTGACTGCTTGTAAACCTGGTATAAAACTAGCTCCAATTAAAGCAGCACCAGTCAAAACACTACCTAATCCTCCCTCTCCTCCAGCACCAGCGATAACAGGAACAAAATGTAGATCAGATTGTCCTATAGGATGTGCAAGTTCATCTTCTTTCACTTCATAATCGCCAACTAAAACTTTATAAGACCTTCCTGCTATATACGCTTCTGATTTTGGAAAATTACATACAAGAAAACTTACTGCGTGTGATATTGAATTTACCTTGACTTCAAATTCTTTATGTCCGATAAATTCTGCTAACTCTCCATAAAGTTTTAATTTACGAAGCATACCGATACCTCCCTCCAGTACATTTTAATAACCATTGAGAATAAGGTTCTCTACAAGATAGTCTATCTGTTAAATGATGTAAAATTTCATCTCCTAAAAATAAAGCCACATGATTTAAACCATCTGCCATGATTGACATAAATAATAAATCTCCTTTCTCTAACTTTTCTTCCTGTCTCAACTGTCTGAAACCAGTTCTCCATGCACATCTTTCAAACATAGGATCTTTCAAAAATTCTTCTGGTGTAGTTGGTCTATTCCAATCTTTAAGTTCAATACCTTTTTCTTCTTTATACCAATCTCTTACTAAAGACCAACAGTCAGTAACACCCCAAACCCATGGTCTGCCAATTAAAGGTGGTTTATATCCACAAGGTTCACAATATCCCCAAGTTTCTGTTTTCGGGTTAACAATGTGCCATGGAAGATTACTTTGTTCACAACTAATTTGATCTGCCTGACTAGGTACAGGAGGTGTTACAGGGTGGCTATGAACAACAGCTGTTATCTCTCCAGTATTATCTGCCTTTATATAATCTTCTGGATCAATTATAAAACATTGATGATTTGTCATTGAAAGATTACGACAAGGATAGTATCTTTCTTTTCCTCGAATATTTAATAACAACCCACAAGATTCTTTTGGATCTTGGTCTTTCGCATGAACAAGTGCTTCTTCTTTCCAATTCATGCGTTGAACGTACCAATGGAGGGAAATATAGAACGAGTTGCCTGTCTTTTAGGTGCTCTGACTCCTGCAAGATCAAAAACAGCCGCTAATTCAAAAGTTACTATTTCTCTGTTTTCTGCTGATTTTCTATCTATTTTGTAAATCTCCTGCGGAAACTCTGCTGTAGGATCTGGTGTTCCTAATGGATTACTGCCTCCAGAAAAGTTGGCAGCATCAAGATATCGTGCCAAAGTTCTAATCCTTGTAACTGTAGCACCTGTTAGATCATTACCTGTAGTAGTAGCATTAACAATTGCTAATATAGAAGAAATTGTTCCTATTGCATTACTGACAGTAAAAGTTGGTCTAGGTAATTGTCCATTTTGATATGCAAAACCTTCAGCCTGTATTGGCATTTTTGTATATGTATTACCAGCCCAGATTATATCTGCGTTTGAATTAAGATTTGTACCAGCATGAAATCTATAGGTTGTATTAGATCCATGTAATGCTGTTGTGGTGACAAGTGTAAACAACTCAATAACTGCTGAAGGATTGATCTTTTGTAGATCAGTAATAATTGGAGCAGTACTCATGGTTCAAAAACTTGTCTGAATGTAGCAGTTACTGTTGCTCTATCTGCATAATCTATACTTTCATTGTAACCAGGTTGTGCCACAAACTTATAAGATGTTGATTCTCCTGGTGGCGTGTAATCAAAACTAGCATTATCAGCAGCCCTAGCATTCAAAAAATCCATAAAAGTATCTGACTCTGTTAGTGTAATATTTTTCCAAGTTAAATTATATTCTTTTGGGTTTTGATTCTCTGCCAAACCAAAAGTGATTCTATGCTCAAAACCATCAGCAAATCTTACGATACGAGTTTTAGGACTTTGTTTTTTTCTTATAGAGAATGATGCTACAGGTGTAGCTGGAAAAGTTGCCATTATGCAAGTAATCCTCCAGGTCGTTTTTGTTTGATTAATTCTGATTGTATCGCAACTGAAATTACACGACCAAGTTCTCTACCACCTTGTTCACTTCCCTCTACAGTTGAACCTGATGCATCTACATTTACAACTATATTAGTAGCACTACCAGAAGCCTCAACCCCTAAGTTACCAGAACGACCACGTTTTAGAGGTAATATTGCTTCTGCACCTGCCTCGCCCATAAGTCCAAAATTACCAGTACCACCTGCTCCATATGCAAATAATGTTGGCTTAGTAACTATGCCTCCTTTTGCATATTCTTTTAATCCCTTATCAAAAACATTTCCTTTAGCACTTGTTGTAATACCAAATACACCTAACAAAGGTGTAATTATAGATTGTCTAATTATTATTCTTGTAATATCTGCGAGTATAGATCTTGTGAAGTCTGCAAAATTCATTTTTCCTGTCATAACAAAATTAACAAGTGCATCCTCCATTCCTTTAAATGCATTTACTGTTGCATCCTGTATTTGTTTACTTACGTCTTTTATAGATTCAAGATAACTAGTTGCACCATTTTTGAGAGATTCAAAAACAGATGTACCATTACTTCCTAGATTATTATTTGCATTATTTATATCTTCTGTTTCTTTTTTTATTCCTTTTAATACATCTAATTTATCTTTTAATATTTTTAATTGTTCTTCTAATTTTTGTCTTTCTTCAGGATCAAAAAACTTAGGCAATGCACCAACAATTTCACCTCCACCTTCTGATTTAAAACCAGTTGCTAATGCAGATTTTATTTTTTTTATTTGATTTTCTACTCCTTGTATTTTTAATTTATTTTGAAATGTAACAAAAGATTCTATTGCTGGATTTATAGACTTTACAATTCCTGCAAATACAGTTTGAAACTCTGCTCCTATAGGTGCTAATAACTTTCCTACATTATCTTTTAAAATTGACATTTCTGTACTTAATCTGTCACCTGCTGCTGCTGGGCTATCTGCCAAAATTTTTGCGTTATCCCCATATTTTGCAAACAAGTGATTTGCAAAACCCATAAAATCATCAAGAGTAACTTTACCTTGCTCTAATGCCTTATCTAATTCAGCAGGTGTCTTATCCATAGACTCAGCAAACAATGTAAAAGCCCCTGGAAGCCTTTCACCGAGTTGTTGTCTGAGCTCTTCTGCCGACACCTTACCTTTTGAGAATACCTGGGATGTTGCTCGCATCGCAGATTTCATATCTTCTAGCGATCCACCAGTACCTCTGATTCCAGCAGCTATTGCTTCAAAAGCTGTTTCTGCATCATTAACTGATAATCCAGCACCTATAACAGATGCTGTAAGAGAAGTAAATTGTCGAGTTATAATTTCTTGTGGTATTGCTAACTCTTTACTTGTTTTTCCTAAAAAATCTTGTGCTTTAGTAAATTCTTTTGTGTCACCAATAACTAACTCTAATGCTTTTCTTTGTAATTTAAGTTGTGCAGAAAATGATGCTAATTCAGATAAGCCTTGCGTAAATTGACCAACTTGTGCTCCAACAGCACCACCAACTGCTGCTCCTGCAACACCACCAAAAACACCACCGATAGCAGAACCTAAAGCACCTTCTGCACCACCAAAAACACCAGCAGCAGCTACAGTTCCACCAATCTTTGCAAGATTACCTAAACCTCCTTTCCCCCTTCTAGTAGTTGCATTTAGCTTTCTTAACTTTGCTTCTAATCTTTCTGCTCTTCTTGTTGCAACTTGAAATTCTCTACTTCCTATTTTTACACTATTTGCTAATTGTCTGTAACTACTTGCTAAAGCTCTTGTGCCACTAATTGTTTTTGTCGCTGATTGACTTTCTTGCTTTAAACGTAATGCTAATTTTCTGCTTGAATTACCTGCAATTGTAGAACTGTCTTTTAATCTTTTTAAACTACTAGTCAATCCACGCAGTTTTTCTGTGCCTTGTACACCTACTAATATATCTAGTTTTGTTTCTTGCCTTGCCATTATTTTTTATCCTTCTGCATTAATTTCAAGGCTTCGTATTCCATTACCTGTATTCCTTCAAACATAGCAACAGAATCTTTAACTGTATATATTTTACACAAGTATTCCAA